AGGCGCCGACGGCGGCAAAGATCTTGGCGGCCTCTGCTTCGTCGAGCGTTGTGTCGGTAGGGATGGCGATCCAGCCGGATGCCACCAAGTGATTAGGGTTTGCCGTTGCCCGCAGGTCGGTGTAGGTGGCCTCGATCACATCGGTCAGGTGATCGGCCCGGTAGTTGCCCTGCGGCGCGACCTCTATCGACTTGTTGTAGCGTTCGCCGAATTCTGTCCGGCACAGCACGCTGAGGTAGATGGTCCACCGGTGCGGGATGTCGCAGACGGCGTCGACGACCTGTCGCACGCGGATCTGCTTGAGGTTCTTCCAGTTGATCAGCACCTGCTGCCCGCTGGGATCAATGTTGACCACGGCTGCATGGTTGGCTGAGACCAGGGCCCGACAGGTACGCTCGAGGCGTGCCCGCATGTTGTGTGGCTTGCGCTTTCTCATTGCAGGCCGCCTGCCTTACTCGCCGCGCCGGCCTCCATCGCATCCACAAACACCATCGCGGCTTTGTGGCTGAAGCAGAAGCCCTTGGTCTTGCCGGTCGATACTTCGATGATGTGCCATGCCTTACCCTTTGCTACAGCCTGGAACAGCGGACCAGGTGCCGGGGCAGGGCGGCCAATCAACTCATACAGCTCAACAGTGGCAATGACGGAGCGAGCGCGCAGGGCGTCGAGGCCCTGGCGGCGATCCCGGATGGCTGGATGCATGGTGTGATCCTCTGGTGGGATTCAGGCGTGGAGTTCGAAGGCCTCGGCCTTGCGAACGATTCGAACCTGGGCGGTGCGCCGCTCGGGCACACGACGGTCGCGGCGCATGGGGTCGCTGTCGTCGATGACCGCGTGCATGGCGATCAGCGATGCCAGCACGAAGCACATGGGGCTGATGATGTTGCGGCGCATGGCCTCGGCGACCAGGGCAGCGCGGCGGGGCACGTCGAGCTTGAACATTGCTGCTGCGATGCGCTTCTCTACGCCGCCCTCGCTGATGCCGAAGTGTCGGGCGATCTCCTTCGAGGTCATGCCCTGGGCAACGTCGAGAACGCATTCCAGCTCACGGGGTGCCAGGCCCCGGCCCAGGTGGCCTTTCCATTGGCCAATGGTGATGGTGTCCATGACTTGCTCTCGGGCGGTTGATTTCCCGTCTGGCCCTGTCTCCAAGGCCAGCCAGTGAAACCTGCCGGGACCCGCTACTGGCGTCGGCCTTCGGCAATCTTCTAATTGGTGACTCCGACCGCGGACCTTCCCGCCGGATAACTGATCTCGGTGCTTTACCCTGCACACCCGGGGCAGTTGCCACCCCTCTGGACTGTTGAGGCCTGTCCATCGCTGCCTTTGCTGCGGCCGGTGTCGATCCGGCGATGTGATAAAACTACAACCAATGGTTGGATGTTGCAAGTATAAAAGTTGTAGATCAATGCATGAGGCTGCCATGGGATATGCGTTTGTGGTTGTAGGTGGTTGATCAGGCAAAAAAAATCCTGCCGATTGGCAGGATTCAGGTAGGGAAAATTTTTATCTATCGGGCGTACATGGCCCACCAGAACACATGGCCAATGATCTTCAACTGGCCGTCATGCATCTGCTCGAATGTGTAGTCCTCGTCGGGGTGGTCGTCACGATTGAAGCTTCGGAGTCGAAGGCCTGTCGGCAGCCGGAAGACCTGCTTAACACGCAGCTGGCCGCTGTGGTCCACGGCATAAAGGTCGCCGTCGATGATGTCAGCCAGCCTTGTCTTGCCAAGGTCGATCCCCACGGTAGCGCCGTCGCGCAGGACAGGCGTCATGCTGTTGCCTCTCACTGTCACGCACCTGGCGTGGCGAGCCTGGACATGGTTCTCTCGCAGCTTTCGCTTGGGGAATCTGAGGCTTTCGTCTGCATCCTCTTCAATCGCGAAGCGGCCAGAGCCGGCAGATAGCTCGACCTCCCGGAGAAATGAGATCTCGACCTCGTCGTCTTCAAGTGGGGTCGCTTCGTCCCATGCGGCAATGTCGCTCAGCCCAGGCGGGGCGGCTTTATCCCCATCGTCCCCTTGCAGAAGGTACTGGACGGTTGTGCTCAGGATGCTGGCGATCATGCTCAGCTTCGAGTTTCTGGGGGTTGACTTCCCCGACTCCCACTTCTGCACGGCCTGCGCGCTTAGGCCCAGCCTGCGGCCAAGCTCTGACTGGCTGAGTCCAGCTGCTTCACGTTTCCGCGCTATGCGCTCACCAATATTTTCCATGAGGCAATCATACAAACAATGGTTGTAAGTGTAATTGCGAATATTGGTTGTAGATTCGTGCATGCGTGGGGTAACCTTTAGTTGTAGCTGTAACTTTGAGGTGGGCTATGACCCAGACTGCAATTCAGAAGGCGGCTTTTGCCGCCGGCGGCCAGTCAGCCCTTGCTCGGTATCTCAAGGTTACGCCCCAGGCAGTGCAGAAAATGTGCGCTACCGGGCGCGTGCCTGCCGAGCGGGTGCTGGAAATCGAACGGCTAACAGGGGTTCATCGGTCGGAGCTGCGGCCCGACATCTACCCCGACAAGCCAGAGGTAACTGGTAGCTGTGACGTGAAGTATGCGTGACCTGGCCTTGCGCCAGTAGTGAGTCCGTCCCGCTGTTCATGCATCCAGTGCCCGAACAGCAGGCGAAAAAAAACCGCCTGGCAGGGCGGTCTTCTGAAACAACAACGAGGTCGATTATGCACTCTGCAATGGACGCAAGCAACACCGCGCCACAGGCCGTTTCGCACCAGAAAGCCTACCACCAGTCCGCAGCAATCCATGCGGCTCGAATGATCCGCCTCCAGTACGCAATCGAATCGAAGAATGCCTTCCGCGCCGAGTGTGTTGAGCACTTGCGCGCCTCCCTGTGCGAGACCAAGTCATGAGCACCATTGTGATGACGGCCTGCTGGCCATTGCAGGGGATGAGCCCTGCCCAAAAGGCGGTGCTGATCTCTTTGGCCGACAACGCCAACGACGACGGCGTTTGCTGGCCATCCATCGCCACCATTGGGTCGCGTACCTGCCTTTCGGAGCGGGCCGTACGCAATGCGTTGCGGTGGCTTGAGGAGGTTGGCCTTCTGATGAGCCATCAGCGCTTCGGCCGCTCAACCTGGTACACCATTACCCCGGCAGCATATGCCCCCGGCACGAAATGCCCCCCGGCACCAGATGCCCCATCACCCCGGCACGAGGTGCCCCCCACCCCGGCACCAGATGCCCCCAGAACCGTAAAGGAACCATCAATTGAACCGTCACCTGATGGCAACCGCGTTCCGCGCTTGCCGTCTTGCCCGGTTCAGGACATCGTCAATCTGTTCAACCGACTGCTCACACCAACCCTGCCTGCCGTCGTTCTCGTGTCGGAGGCGCGCAAGAAACAACTCCGCGCCCGCTGGAACCAGAGCGATGTTCACCAGAGCCTGGAGTTCTGGGCCGAGTACTTCGCTGACGTCGCGAAGTCGGACTTCCTGATGGGTCGGGCTGCCGGGAAGTTTGGCGGCGCGCCTTTCCGGGCCACCTTCGATTGGCTGATTGCCCCGTCCAACTTCGTGAAGGTGGTGGAGGGCAATTACCATGCGTGATCCCTACAGCGCCGAGGCCGAGCACAGCCTGCTGGGGGCCATGCTCCAACGTCCCGAGTTGATCGACGTGCTGTCCGACGATCTATCGCCCGAGTCGTTCTACTTCGCCGACAACGCCGACGTGTATCGCGGGATCATGGCGTTGAGGGCAGCGGGCGGCTCTGTCGACTTCCTCACCGTGGCTGACCGCATCGGTACGCTGCCTTCCGGCGACAACGCGCTGGCGTACTGCGCCGAGATCGTGAAGAACACCCCGAGCGTGGCTAACGCCGCGTCGTATGCCGGGATTGTCCGCGAGCGCGCCATCGAGCGGGCGCTCTACGACCTGAGCGAGCGCACGCTCGAAATCGCCCAGAGCCAGGGCGATATTCAGGCGAAGATCGCGTCGGTGCAGGCGGCAGCCATGGCGATTGATTCCGGCAGTGAGGTTGAGGAGGTGGTGAAGGCCGCCGACTTGATGGCTAGTCAGGTCGAGGTTTGGCAGGAACGTCACGACAGGCTGTCACGTGGCGAGACCCTGATCGGTCTTTCTACCGGCTTGGCTGACTTGGACCAGAAGCTGGGCGGCCTGCAGCCCGAGCAACTGATCATCGTCGCCGGGCGCCCAGGCATGGGTAAAACAACCCTGGCCATGGGGTTTGCCCTCGACGCCTCCGTGCGCCAGAACAAGTCATCGCTGGTGGTCAGCCTGGAGATGAGCAAAAGCCAGCTCATCGACCGCGCCGTGGCGTCGGAAGGGCGTGTCCCGCTCAACCTGATCAAGAACGGCTCTGCCTGCCAGTCCCATGCGACTGAACTCGGGCTTGGCTCGCTGAAGGTGCAACAGGCGAACTTGTTCATCGCTGACCGAGCGGGCGCCACCGTTGGGCGTATCCGCTCGCTGGCTCGCCGCCACAAGATGCGCTATGGCCTCGACCTCCTGATGGTCGATTACCTGCAGCTGATGGAAGGCGAGGGCGGCAACCGTACCGAGGAGATCAGCGGCATCAGTCGCGGCTGCAAGCAGATAGCCCGCGAACTGGGTATCCCTGTCGTGCTGCTGAGTCAACTTTCGCGCAAATGTGAGGAGCGCCCCAACAAGCGCCCGGTGCCGTCCGACCTGCGCGAATCGGGGGCCATCGAGCAGGACGCCGACGTGATCCTGTTCGTCTACCGCGACGAGGTCTACCACGAGAACAGCGAGTACAAGGGCGTGGCCGAAATCATCATCGGCAAGGGCCGCGACATCGAGACAGGCACCGTCCGTGCGGCCTTCCTGGGTCAGTACAACCGTTTCGAGAACCTCACCGCCAACTGGCAGCCACCCACCAAGGCACCGGCCGCCAATGACCGACCGCTGGCGTCGCGCTACGCCCGCAAGGAAATCCCAGCATGAGCACCGCCCAAGGAGAGAACCCATGCGGCAATCCAAACTGACCAAGGCCGCCCGCGGCCGGGAGTGCCAGGTGCGCATCCCGGGCGTGTGCAACGGCAATCCCGAAACCACCGTGCTGGCCCACTATCGGCTGGCCGGAACCTGCGGCGTCGGTATCAAGCCACACGACATGCAGGGCGCCTGGGCCTGCAGCGCGTGCCACGACGCCTGCGATGGGCGGAGCCGCATCATTGATCGCGACGCCACCCGGCAGTACCACGCCGAGGG